CCGCAGCCGCAGCCTCTCTGGCTTGTTGTTGAGTTGTCCGTTGTTCTTCTGGGGAAAGCGTTCCACGACGAGCATAAGCCTCTTCTGCCATTGTGCCAAACATGCCTGTGTAGGGTGCTGCTTGACCTTTAAACTCAGACTCAAGCCTTTGCGCTCGTTCTGCGTATGCTTGTTGCAAGTCGATTGCCCTAGCTTGCTCTGGAGAAAGTTTGTCCATCAAGTTGCGGACACGACCAGTTTGTCCGCTCATTGTGGCAAGTTCCCTAGCACGAAGATCGGCAATTTGTTTCTGGGCTTCTCTACTCGCTCTTTGAGTTAATCCAAACAAGCCCTCCTGCCCCTTAAACCCAGTAAGATATTGCTGCGATTCACGAAGCGATTGCTTCATTAAATCTGGGCCAAGTTTTTTCTGTAGAGCAAGGAATCCGGGAACATTTTGTTTGTAGTATCCAAGCATGCCCTCAGCTTGCTGCTGGGCCAAACTCTTACCATAAACTTTTTTTCCCTTAACCGTATTGTATGGCCTAGCGAAAATATCAATTGGTTCTGGCATGTCTCTAGCCGCAGACTCGGCTGCTTTAGCAGACTTTCTGCTTCCAAGAAAGGAAAGACCACCACCAACTACAGCGGCTGCAAGTGGAAGCCAGCATTGATTAATTCCAGTATCTGATGCAAAATAATTTATGGAAAGTCCAACTATAACAACTGAAGCTACTTTAAGTAAATCTTTTAGGTTCATAAATTTATCTTTCTATTAAGCTGATCTAACAAGGTAGCCTTGAAACACAGTACCATTAGCAAGGATTGTGCGATTTGATCCAGTTAAATGTCGCACATACAATTCAGCATAGTCAGTCGAGCCATTCATGTAAATTAAACCAGATACAGATGCGCTATAAGATTGACCGTTGATCCTAGCCCCATCCGCGACAGGAGATCCATTTTTGTATATTAACGCCCAAAGGTCTTCAGCGTCACCTACAGTCATTCCAATCACACCATGAAAAAAATAGTATCCAGCTACGCTTGGCGTAAATCTGCTGCTTGCAAAATTACTGTTTGTATCGAAACTCTCAGAACCTAAAACAACCCTAATGCCTGAAGCAGTTGCAACGGCTTGGTCGGTGCTTGGGTATGCGCTAAAGGCCGGCCCGTTTCCAACCACATTCGTTCCCAGCTTCGCTTGGGTGACCGCGCTAGAAGCAAGCTCATTAGATGTAATTCCACCAGCAGACACGGCAAGTTTACCCGGAGATACGACCTGCAAGGTTGTTCCTTGGATTGCATCGCTGGTAAATGTCGTATCATCAATGATGTTATTCATCTTAGCACTGGTAATTGTGTCAGTGCTTGTAAATGTGTAGGTTGTATTTACAACGCCCATATTATTTTTGTGATAGAATTTGTCTGTTAGTGATGGAACCCGCCACTTGAATAGAATGGATCTTAGGTGAACCGATAGTCCTTGTCAATGTGATAGTCCCAGTATAGCCGCGCTGACCACCAAGTCTGCATCGGATGCTTGCGGTTTCAGCCTCGTTAGGGCTGCTGGGTGATAGGATCTGACCACCAAGGAATGTGGTAGTAGTGCCAATACTCTCTGCAGAGTCTGGGTCTTCGGTGGCAAACGCAATGTCGTACTCACCAGTCTCTCCCGCCAAGTTCTGCATTTGCACTTGGGCATCAGTAAACCTCTTGCGCTCAAGGGTCTTAAAGTCGTACCCACGGCTAGTCACATACGAGTTGATCGTGGGAGTAACCACATCTGTGCTTTCATTCGTAACGCTCAAGCGGTCTGTGGACGAGTCGGAAGCGTCAACTTGGTGCAAGCCACCATTGGAACTAACGGCATACAGGTTATTCCGCACCCCAGCACTTGCTGTGATGAAGTTCTTAATTAGAAACCTAGAATCCCCATAGGTATCCAGCGATTCCCAGCCCTTGTTCAAGAAGTTGTAGATCAGAACCGCGTTATTTCCACGGGCATCGTTTCCTCCAGCTACAGAATCCAGCGGAACTGCGATGTAATAGCGGTTGTTGAAGTAAACCGCCACCGAATTACCCGCAAGATTTTTGTTAATGCGGTCAATGTACGGCTGAATGTTCTTGGAAAGTGGCTCCTCCGTGCCGCGAAGGTTGTAATCGTTAAGGAAGGTAAGCCCGTAAATGCCCTCGTCGGCCAAGAATAGCATGTTGTTAGCCTGCATGACCACGGACTTGCGAGCTAAACACCCAACCTCGCCAGTAAGCTCCTTGACCACGGTGTCAGACAGGCTTCCTTGGGTCTGTGCCACAAGGTGGATGCTATTGCGGTTCAAGACCACCAAGGAATCGTCGTAGAAACCATGCATCGCCACCACATAGTCGGCAGTGCCACCAGTAATACGGAACTGATTCTCGATCTGGTCAAAGGTCGTAGTGTCTAGTAGGTCGGAAACCGCGATCTCGTCAGAAATCTTTCTGCTAGTGTAGACTGGTGCGCTAAAAGTGCCAGATTGGGAGTAGTAGAACGGAACGAACAACCTGCGCTGGAAGTAGGTAGCCCATGGCGCGCCCGGTTGGTGCATAAATCCACCGCCCACGGAGAACCTTCCGCCAAACTCAAATATATCAGATGAAGAGGTATTGTAGTTCCCGATAGGGGCATACCATTCGATAAGCGTGGTGGTAGCATTTACCACTTGGTAGGAATTACCAAGCATGGCTTGAAAATCAGCAGTAGCTGTTGCGTAAACGATAATTACATCACCAGCAAAAATTGTCGTATTCCCAACAACTTTGGCAGAAACAAGTCCACTAACTACATCGACATCCTTGGCTTGGATGTTGAAAACCTGTGGCTGGGTGTAAGCCCCGCCGGGAGACAGGGTAAACCCATCAGTCATGGTTGCTGCCGTGGTTACAAATGTGGTGCTAGTAGAAATCCCAGATGCCACAAAGGTAAATGAGTCTTGGTCGACAATTGTTGCTACCGTGAATGTCCCATTTGGAGGAGTACCACTGGTAAGCCCAGCGATAACCACAGACGAACCAACGGTTAGCCCATGTTCACGGACTCTCATTGTCACCACGGTATTTGGACTAGCGGTCGCGTCGGATGACGCAGAAAGAATGGCCCTGCCATTAGGATACCACTCAAGAGCTTGTTGCCCATCCCGCATGATCATCACCTTGTCGAAGCACTGCAACATATCGCAGTTACTCCCAACGGTGGCTCCCACAGGATACGGGATAGTCGTTGCCGTGTAGGGTGTCGTAGAAAGGTCGATCTTCTTCGCCAGAGTCTCCAGCGCAACAATGATGTATTCTTTGTTGGACTCGTTAGGGTCAGAGAACATGCAGGATGCCAACACATCGCTGGCTGCAGCATCGTTAATGTCGATCTGGGTAATCCTTGGAGTTGCACCTAGTGCCACGGCAGTCACCCCAGTAACAGGAAAGGTCAATGTGTCCACGGTAGCCGCAGTCACAGCCTTAACCCCATTGTTATCCGTGCCAGTAAAGGTAATGCCGCTAACCGTAAGGTTGCCAGCCTCCCCAATAGTCAACCCGTGTCCAGTCACGGTAATCGTTACCACATTCGCGGCATACGACACAGCGGTAATAGCCAAGTAGAATGGGCTAGGAAGGATGTGGAACGGAAGGTTCAACGGAGTGCCTCCAGTGGTCAGCACAGGGCTAACAGACACCACGCTCTTGCGCGGCCTCCAGAAGCCCTCCATGCGCCCATTAAGGCTTTCCCTTACCTCACCTGCCTCCAACTGGTTAAGCTGCAATCTCTGGTTTACACCAAAGAATCCACGATCACCATCGGCGGCAATCGCGTCATCTAACCCACCAGTGGATCGGAACTGCGACATTAAACGCGGTAGGCTATAACCAAACCAGTAGTCACAGTGAAACCAGTGATCAACCCACCAATCCCCACGCCAGCAGGAATCGAAACCCCAGCCATGCGAGCACTGGAGTTGGTGAGGTTTGCTGCGGTGAACGCGCTAAATGTGGTGTCGTTGATCAGTTGAACCCAACGGAACTGCCCGGTCACAGCACCATCCGTTGAGCTATAGACCTGACCACCACCTTGACCCTGAAGGTCGTATGCATTGGAACTAGCCATAGTAGTAAATAGTAAAAGCCGACACTGTGTCGGGCATGCTTCCCAAATGCGGAGGGAATCGCCATGCGTCAAGGGGTAACTTGTGGGGTTGACAGAATGCTAGCCAACCAATAGCATACAGCCAACAACACCTCCCACGCCTCTCTACGATGCGCACCAAGGGAGGTTGCTTTTTATCCTGTGTAGCTCAGAGGCAGAGCGGGTGACTGTTAATCACTAGGTCGTTGGTTCGATCCCAACCGCAGGAGCCATAAGTCAAGCGTAAGTAAAGTACCACCCACGGGTTCGCGTGCCGAGTACCAAACGCTCTTGCAGAGGCGCGGGGTGGTAGCGTCAAATTGCAGGGGGAACGCCAACTTGGCAAGTTCCCAGTCGGGAACATCGGGGGGATTGGAGGGGGTGGAATGGGGGAATGTGCGTGAGCGGGAATAGGCTAGTCGTGGAAACCTGCTGGAACATTCGCAGCGATAAACTCAAACGGGTCTAAATCACGCTTTCTGGAGTTGCATGGATGGCAGGCAAACACGAAATTTGACACGCAATGCGCCCCACCTTTGGATAATGGCTCAAAGTGATCCAAGGTCAACTCGGCTTTTTTGCCGCAGTAATAGCAACGGTCTCCCGCTAGTTTTCTGGCGTCCTCCACCATTTTGGGTGTAGCCTTTACCTCGCAATTGTTGATCCTAGCCCTGCGGACATGCTTGTAGTTGCGCTTCTCAAGCTTTCTCTTCTCCTTCCGCTGATCTTCGGTGAGAGCAACCCTTTTGGGGCGCAAGGATTTAGCCAAAGCCTTTTCTGCGGCGAGCTTTGCCCTTTCAATGCGCCTAGCCTCGGATTGCTCTTGCTTGATCTTTTTTAGGGCTTCTTGCTCTGCTTTGCGTTCAGCATTACGCTTGGCTCTCTTTTCGGCTCGTTTCTCTTTGTCTCGCTTTTTTGCTCGAGCTTGTTTAGCCCTGTGCTTCTCCAACCTAACTGGATCAAGCAACATCTTTGAATAAGATCTCTCTCTTGACGCTTTTCTTTTTTCAATAGTTAAATGTTTGTTTTTTTGATACCAGATCTTGGAAATTATTCTATCTTTTTCTTTTCGAGCTGCAATCAAAGCGTCTTTATTCGCCTCTCTCCACTCTCTTTTTTCGTTTGCCCTTATAGATGCCTCAATTACTGCAAGTTTATTAGACTTCGCCCTTTTTTTCTTTTCGTAAAAGTCAGATCCATATTTCAACAAAAACTTTCCCATTGGCATCCAGTACTCGCCAGACTTGAAGCTTTTATTCTTGCCGACAAACACTTCACCATTTGCATTGATATCTCCACGGGATGGCATGAATAATTGTGTGTCGGTTTTACAGATCTGTCAAGAATGCGCAAAGGCCAATCCGAAAATTTTATCTGGGGCTGCCTTTTCGTTCCCCCTTTTTTCTGACCCGGCAAATGCGACTCCCCCCGCCCCATGTCTATTGTTACAACTTGTTACTATATACATAATGCGGAGTCCTGTTCCACGGGATTACCCAGCATCTATCGGTGTTCCACGGGATTGGGTGGTCACCAACCTGCAATCAACCCGTTAGTTGGTGGTCGCAACACTAGATATGGTGGTGGTGATCGACCCTCGCGTGCGTGTTTACGATTCTCTATGCGAAACCGCGAACGATTCCCAGTCCCTATTCCCCTCCAATCCACTT